CCCTAGTGAGCCCGTTAAAAAGACGGTGACTAAATTAATAGTTATTTTTTAATAACCATCAACGCTCGTCAAAGTTGAGATGGTTATTTTTTATTGCTTAATTCAATAAGCTTGATTACTAGACCAATTAACGCAATAAGGAATAAACCAAACTGCAACATGGTACTAATTGTAATCATTAGGCGTCTCCTTTCTAAAGATTTCAGTAATGCCACCATAGGCACCACCTCCTTATACTCAGATAGCCACCATCTATCCAACTTGCTCACTTTTGTATATTACCATATTCTATTTATATTTGTCTCTAGTATAATACAGCCCTTTTAAAACGATTTGCTTATATAGCTTCGCGATTGTACTCGCTTGATGTTGGCACCACTCTATAGCTGTCGCATATTGATGTGTGGCGGGATTCTTAGGGTTCCACCTCATACGGTATAACGTGTTCTGTCCTTTTGAAATGTAACCCTCTCTTACAAATTGAGCGCCGCCTATGATTGCTTTAGCTGGTGTTGTCCAGCCTTTATTTTTAGCAAACACCATAGCATTGTTAGGGTTATTGTCGAACGCCGCAATACCGAAGTAATTATAAGCGCCACCGTTACCACTCGCAAAGTAAGAGGTACCATATCCGCTTTCTAAGAATGCGTGAGCGATTAAATAAATCTCATTGATATTGTGACGTTTACAAGCCTCCGCAAAAGCTTTGCCTTGATTATTTAACGTTCCTTTGCCTTTTAATATCTGATCCAACTTAGAAACCGACACACCTTGATATTTACCTAAGTTAAGCATTTGATATCGTTGTGTAGAATCATTCCATATACTAGTAGGGTTCATCGCGTTACTTGTTTGTGTGCGATTAGCAGAACTCCAACCGCCAGCATGTGAAACTTTAGGACTTCCTTGTGCCATCTGTTTGTCGAGGGCTTTTTGGAATGTGAAACCACTCACTTCATTAGTCACTTTAACTTCATTAGAATTGCTGTTTGTTTTATTGACATCATCAACTGAGGTACCGTTACCTATTTTGATTTTTATTCTTGTGGTTGTCGTAGTGATTGTTTCCCTTGTCAGTTTATCCCTGTTAGCATAATTTTCTAGTATTTTCTTTTTTACTTCATCGTACTTAGCTTTATCCGGTATACCTTGTTTGATTAAGTCGTAATTAATTAAATCCTTCATCGTACGTTGAATATTAGGATCTATTTTTAGTGTTGTGTCAGACAATCTTTTATTACTCCAAGACAGTAACCATACGCCTTGAATTACCGCAAATATCTGATTAATTAAAAATTGGCGCTTACTATCTGTTTGACCTCCGCATATTTCAACAACTATCCATCCGGGATGGCGTGGGTCGTCAAAGTTAGATGGCCTCACTTGCCACGTTGCTTCTCTATCGACATATAAATGTGGTAGCTCATAATCACTAATAAACTTGTTTCGTTGTATATAGAGCTCATCAACCGAACGCATATGCGTTGATTCTTTAAGGTATAATCCTTTTATTTCTGAACGTTCATTACCCCAAACAACGATATGATCAATAAATCGATTTTCTTTATCTAGTACGCTACTGTAAGCTGTATATTTTATAGTTTTAATCTCTTTAAATTGAGGCTTTTTCTCTTCCCCTGTACTAGTTGTATCAGAATTAGTAGCACCGTTTGTATCAGGTGGTTTTACTGGATTCTTTTCCTTGGTGTACGGAGGTCTCACAAATCCTGTAACACTTGCGTATCCGTGTCTCACTAATGCACCAGGCGAACCCGTCCAGCTATTAGAGTTTACCCAATTTTGATCAATACTGTAAAAATAGCTTTTATCAGATGGACCTACAACAATTGCGGTGTGTCCGGCCGAACCTATACCGTTACCAGGATGCCAAACTGCTATGTCGCCAGGTTTTGGAATAAAGCCTGAAGTATAACGATAGAATCTAAAACCTTTAGGATATTTATAACGTGCCATGTCTACCGCATTTCCCCACGTTCTAAAATTCCAAAATCGATTAAAAATATAGTTCGGCAAGTCCCAACATTGCGCGCCATAATAGCCGTCTACATCAACCCGCTTGCCTTTCATTGATTTTGCCCACTCCACTACTTCACTAGCTGTAGGTTTCCTGTCTTTTGGGTTAGGTAATCCCATATATGCACCTCATTTTAATCAAAATAAAAAGCCAGTGCCGAAGCACTGACCTTTAATTATTATTTACATTTACGCCCGTATAAATAACAAGCTAGCCATTTTGCCCAATCCATAGCTGAACACCTCCTTTACGGAATTAAAGCTGTAATTGAAGCTGTAATTACAGCTATCATTACAATAGTTACTAGCGCCCATATAGCACCCACAAGCCACTTGTTTTGCGCTAATGTCTTCTCTTCATTCTTTTGAGCTGTATCTACTTGTACTTGATACCTTTCTTCAATTCGGTTTAATATTTTAGTTTGTTCTAAGTTTTCATCAACAACTTTGTCTTGTTTCACTTTTAGTTCTTTGTGAGACGTCCTTAATTCATTGTGATGTTTTGTATGTTCCTGTCTTAGATTGAGTACGTGATCAGCGGTTTCTTGTGCCAATATTTCTACATCATCAATCCTTGTTGTCATTCCTTTTTCCACATCGTCAACTTTAGTCTTTAAATCAGAAAGCTCACTTTTTATTCTTTGAATTTCATCCAAAACAACACCTGCTTTCTTTATTGATTAAATACCTAAAAATTAAACCTCTGGTTTTTGAATTGAGTTATCCATGTACTTCTCACCAGTGATCAAAGCGTATTCTTCTTTGTCAATTACTTCCATATCTACATACCACGCGATATCTTCCTTGTTATAAGCGCCTAGTTCATACCATGTTTTAATATCATCAAATGTCGGTGAAATTAGTTTAAGCATTTTCAACATCTCCTTTTTTCTCTTCTAGTTCTTTGTTTAATTTAACAATTTGTTGCGCCATCATAGCATTTTGCTTACTTGTTTGTAGTGACACTTTCGATAATTGCGTCACTTGTTTCTGCATATTTGCTAAGATATGCATGACTTTATTGTCTACAGTCAATACATTTGGCACTGGTGATTGGTTGTTGTCAGACTCCTCAGTCGGATATTCTTTATTTCTTACAACCTCGCCGTTGGCATACACATAAAGTCTTGGTTTATACATTACTTCAAAATCATCTGGTAATCGTTCAACAGTGACACCACCATCAAAACCACCTGTGATGGCATAAGAGATGATTTCACCACGTTCATTAATCAATAATTGCATCATTTACGCACTCCTATAATTTTTTTAATTGTCCCTTTATTTGCATTTGCTCCTGAGCCTGTCCCTTTACCTAAATCGAAGAAAACATCGTTAGATATGGTTAACAGCGTTCGACTTGTTTTAGTCAAACCAACTTCATAGATACCGCCACCGTTACCGTCTCTATCTGGTAAGTTTACGGGGTTGAGGGAAATACCGCCGTTTCCTTCTGGGTCTCCGAACTCGACAAAATCACCGCCAGGAAAAAAACCGTAGAAAATTAACAGTGAAAACTGATCTAGACTCTCGTTCAATCTTATTGTTGAGCCTACACCGTTTGCACTACCTCTAAATAGAACAGTTTGTCTACCATTAAATTTACTGTCTGTATAATTCCTTGCGTTGCTCTCTGCCGCGCTTACTTTTGCTTGTACCCCTCTAACAGTATCGAAAGGATTGGTATTATCTATCATCGCAACTTCTGACCAACCGCTCCAAGTATCAGCGTTTTTGTTTCGCAAATACTGTTTGTTTGAGTTGTAAGAGGAATAAACCATTTGGGCACGGTCATAACTTTGTTTGTAGTAGTGTAAGATACCGTTATCACTCGAACTATCGGGTGTATTTATCGCCGATATTAGGTATACAAATTGAGAGTGCTGCAACCTTGCTTCTGGGTTGTTTAAATCTAGTCCGCTAACGACCTCTAATTCTCCGTTTTCTTTAGTTAAACCAACTTTCTGACGACCGACTTTTTCCAACTTATCATCAACGTAAGATTTGGCTTTATTCAACGCTCCCACAGCTGTAGATTCAACAAAATCTTTTGTTATTTCCTCGTTGTTCTTCGGCCGAAACGGATACCAAGTGCCTTTTATTTTGTACGTGGTATGCTCGTTATTTGAGTCATCTGGGTACCATATCGCACGCGCTGTTTGATCATCAACAATGTATACAGATAATAGACCGGCTTGTCCTAACATTTGTATATCTTCAGTGCCAACGCGCATTTGTGCGGGGGCATCAGTTGCTTTTGAAATGTGATACAACTTTGTACTTGTTGCTTTTAACAATACTGTTTCAATCGTTGTATCACCCATTTCAATAGCTTTACCCTCATCATCGGTAAGCTTAGACTTTTGCCAATCTTTTGTTGTACTACTTTTAACAAGGTCTGCATCATTAATTTGTTTTTCAACCTTGTTGATTTGTTTTAAAATCGATTGCTCTTTTTCAATAATTCTGTTGAATGCTTCAGTAATCGCTTGTTCAGCACTGTTTTGTGTTGCGATTATCATTTGAACAGCTTCGTTTTGTTTGATTTCAATTTGCTTAATACCTTGATTAGCACGACTATCGATTTCAGTTACTAGCGAGTTTATACCGCCTAGTCGCTTTTTCAATGCGTCCACTTCTTCTTTAGCACTTGCTGTTAAATCATGAATAGACTTGATATAAACCAGTTTTGTTTCACCATCAAAGTTACTAATTAAATCGTCTTCGATATTAAAGCTAAATCGGCGCTCTACAACAACGTTGTTGCTACCGTTTTGAGTAAAGTAAACTTGCGCATATACCTTACCTGTATACTTCATAAACTCATTTGGGATAACAAAATGCATACGTCCATTAATAGGGTCAGTAATCGTTAACTTATCAGAAATATAAGCACCGTGTTCATCATCATAGTTATCTGTTTTTAGTACAATATCTGCCTTAGCGTGATTGTTACTAATCGACAACGGTTTGTTGTTCTTAGTCACCGCAAAATTTAAAACACCAGTTCCACGATCTGATGTGTAGAAACTGATGTTTGTATCGATGATTGGATTATATTTTGATGTCGTTTGTAACTCGATTAAATTATCGTCTTTCGAAAAATTATCAACTACCATTATTCAACAACCTTTCCTTCGAATATAGACCACTTACCGTCACCGCCAGATCCAAAGTTTCTCACCAAAAATTGATGTGCAGAAGGGAAGTTGTTACGCCTTAACACTTGCGTTGTATTCTCAGGTGTGTTTGACTTAACTTCTAAAATCCAGCCTGCAATACCTTTATAATCTTTAGGGAAGTCTGAGAACCGCTTTGACTCTTCTGTAGAAATATAAAAGTCTAAGCCAACAATCTTTAAGTCTGATAATTTTGTAATGCTTTCTGGTATATGTTCCCAGTAACCAGCACTCTGAGGGTTAAAGTTCCACTTACCGTTTTTACTTTTATCAAATATATCTATCACGCGCTCAAATTTAAGCATGTTTCTACCTGTACTATTTCTAGTCAATACTTGTCTGACCCCGCCATTATAGTTACCTGGTAAGACATCAAAGAACCAACCAGCGTCACGAAATACTTTTGGCAACGGGAAATCCAAAGCATTTAGCGTATCTTGAGAATATAGATAGTAATTACCTATTTCAGTAACATCACTTAAATAAGCAGGATTCTGTAACGGTAACGGCTTCACACGTCCGCCTGAATCAGTCATTGACACTTGCGGTGTTAAATTTTTCAAGAATTGGTTTACGCCTCTTTGACCGATAGAATAAATTGAGTGATGTCTGTTATTACCTGGTCCAGTAGTCACACCAAGTAACAACGCTTTTCTGCCTGTCTCTTCATCGTAGTACATTGACATACCTTCTGCTTCTTGGAAGTTACCCACAAAATCTTTATCGATACCGCCAATATCCATACGACGCTTAAACAACAGTTTTTTAGTTTTAATATCAAAACCTTGTAAGTAATTTGGATTTGCCGGAATTGAATCACCCGTGTACCAATACAAGACACCGTCGTCATAAGTAATACCCTGCATAGGTTGTGTCTCTGAAGTGTATTCCATTGGTATATCCATTTGATACAATACTTTATCAATACCTTTATCAATATCATCAGCACTTCGTACTTCAACAAAATTTAACGCATTCTTCTCTTGTCGTTCAGACGCTTTGTATTCTCGTCTAAAAATCATTAAATTCTCGATTGGATTATAGATTGCTGAAGTATAACGACTATTAAACACATTCGGCATGACATCCTCTGTACCACTACCATAAGTGATTTCGCCAGACTTATATTTAAAGCGCGCAAATTTATTGTTCCCTTTGTCGTCTAACATGGCTGAATATATCCATAGTTGACCATTGATATATCGGTACGCATTATGTGTGCCGTGACCACCGTTTTTAACAAATAATCGGTCAATAAATTGTCCGTTAGGTTTTAACCTAGTTAACATGTAATGATTACCTGGTCTTGCTTGCGTCATATAGATAACCTTTGTTTTAGGATCTATCCAAAATGACTGCATGACCGCGTTCGTATAAGGAGATAAGTCAGTGATAAATTCCGGTTCTTGTTCTTTTGGTTCGAAACGATATTCCGTTTCTCTATATTCTTTGTAATGTTTATTTACATCACTTTCAATCTTTTGAGTGACCTCGTTCAGTTTCGCATAGTCTTGATACAATCGGTCTTGTAGCGTTTTATGTCTATGACCTGTATTGTCGACTCTTGCGTCAGTAACTTCATTGATACCATCACCATTATGTCCTAGTATCATGTTGCTGAAACGACCGTTTAAATAACCTAAATACGTAGCAACACTGTCATTTAAGTATTTAATTTGGTGTGCTCTATGCGCATATATTTCTTCTTTTTGATGATACGTAAACATTTTCTCTAATTTACCCATACCATTATCAATAAGACGGTAGTTGTATTCGTGTTGATTAATCAAATCATCACCTAAAAGAGAGTGTAAGCTTGTAATTAATCCATAACTCATTGTTTGCCTCCTTTAATCATAGAAACTATAATAATTTTTTATTAATTCATACATAATCACTTCGTGACCCTTTTCATTAGGATGTAATCCGTCTGGCATACTCGACTTACGGAACGCCGGATTGTAAGGTTTAAAGTGTTCTGTGTGATACGCATCATAAACTGGTACATCTAATTCACTGCAAGCTAATATTTGAGCGTCCACATAGTCTTTTAACGTCAGCCCTAATTTGTTTTTATCAGTGTCTTTACGACGTATTCTTGTGCCGTCCATAGGACATTGCCTTGTCGCAGTCATGACTAGTATTTTAGAATTAGGGTTATTCTTTCTAATAACTTCAATTGCAGAACAAAAGGCACCGTAAAACGTTTTAGTATCCGTTTTATCAGTGCCTATAGGAACGCCTGCCCAATAACCGTGTAGCCAATCATCGTCAGTACCTTGTAATATAATTAAATCGCCTCTTATTTGTTCTGCTTGCCTGTAAATACTATTTTCTACCGCATCTTTACCTATCGGAACGGTTGCCATTGTTGCGCCGCCTTTAGCAAGGTTAGTTGTTTTAGCGTTCAACTTTTTACCTAACATTTCTGTGAAGTTTTCTTTTGCGCCAGAACCTCTAGCTACAGAATCACCAATTGTGCCAATTGTTTTAACATTTCTTATACTTGATTGGTTGGTAAAGTCATGCATGATTGTGCCATTAGCTGTAGTGACACTTCTAGCCCTTACTTTATCAACTTCATCGTTTAACTTTTCCCTATTTCTTATAGCATCGTTACCAATTCTTAAGCTAGCGTTTATTTTTTCTTTGATTTCTTTTAATTCTTTAGCTGGATCTGATTTATTGCTCTTAACGCCTTTAACATAGTTGGCTGCCTCGTGCACCGCTTTTTTATATCTGTTTTTTATTGTGAAATCACCCAACACGACGTCTTGTTTTACAATTTGATTGTACGCATCCCTAACTGTAGTAATCTCTACAATTCTTACCAGGTCGTTATAACCAATAGTTGGGTCAGATACTCTTACAACATCTCCAACGTTTGGGTTAGCCTCTGGAAAATGCTCACGTAAGACCACAAAATCTAATGAAATAGAAACTGTAATACTTCTTTTTATAGCTAACTCCATTGCTTTTTTTAAGCTATCTTCTTTTTTGATACGTCCATCTATGATTGGTGGCGCTTCTCTTCTTCCAACCAATTGTGCTAATGGGTGTGTAAATTCTAGTTGTAAGCTAGCTTCTGTAAAGGTTTGTTGTTCGTCAAAGTCACCAAACCCTTTGATAACTGTATAACATTTTGATGCGTCCTCTTGAATTTTGACATTATCCGCATTCACGCCAGCTTTAATATAGTACTTCGCAACATTAGTAACTTCATCGTATAAATGAAATGTTTTTGTTTTAGCGTCATATTCGTATTCTAAATGATAGCGTTCTAAACCTTTTTTAAAGATTTCTAACCTTGAATCCCCTTTACCTAATCCCTCAAACCTAGACGCATTAACTTTGGCGTGCAATACATACTTATAACCAGTACCTTTAAACACTGTATTAAAGTACTCAACACCAGTGAAACTTTGATTATATTCTGCATATATCCTAGAATTGTTTAAATCATCTAATTCTTTAGGCCTAGCTTTAATTTGTAATACAATTTTGTTGCCTTTGGTAGATTTATCTATAATGACAATGACATATTCGTTAAAATCATTAGCCCCCTCAACGTGTGTAATCGTCCACATCTTTGTGATAGCTCCTATTGCATCAAAAGTGCTAGCATTTTCAACTATTTCAATATCTACTGTGCTATCCTCATTAAGTTTTTTGTTAATTCTAGAACCTACGTACACCGCATGCCCCGCGCCTTGTAAGCTTTTTAACAAAATAGGCATCAAGCCCCTCCTTATCTATAATAAAATTTGTGCCTAAATGTAATGCGTTTCATTAGCACGTTTGACTTAAACCTGTTCCAACCAGGGTATAATACCGGTTGTTCTAGCGTAGTATTAAAATTATCGATATTTAAATTACCTCTGTATGTGTGTTTGCCGTCAAAGCGAATGATATCGCCCGCCTTTAACGCAACTCCTTTTAGCACGGCAATATTTCCGCGATCCATATAAAATGTAAAACCGTACTTATCGTTAGCTTTAACGTCTTCTGCTAATTCTATTTCAACAACACTAAACTGATTGAACTGTGTTATAGCAACGTCACCATGATAATAAACATCGCCAATTGTCGTATTGTGAAATGTCATTTTACGTCGTTTGTCACTTTCGCTAAACGGTATTCTATCTGGCACTGACCACTTTTCCATATTTTGATTACTTTCTAGGTCTGTGCTGTAACCTATACTTTCAAAATAAGGTAACTCTGTCGTTTCTAAAGTTAAGGTGAATTCACCACTTGTTCGTGTAGTATCAAAAGAAACTTCGCTAACCAAACCTACATACAGTTGGCGTCCATCAACATAATCTAAATCGAATTGCTGATCTAAGGGGTCAAACATATTTTCGAACTTTATCGTATTATCAGGTGTTGCTAACTCACGCAAATAAAAACGTCCAGCAAATAATGCTTGGACGTCTGACTTTAAGTGTGAAGCATAAGCAATTTTTGGAACCTCATACCTCAAAATAAGTTCTATCGTTTTGTACTCTTCCTTAGCGTAGTTATGAAATCTCCCGTCAGTGCCTTCGGTTTCAGAAAAATCACGTTTATAGCCAGCACCTGCAACGTTATATCCCACTACCTTTAGATACTTATGTGTGAACGGGTTGTTACTCACCCGGTATTTCGAATTACCTTTTATTATTTCTACATCATGAGATATCAATAAGCCCCCCCTCCTTACATTAAGCTAACGCTTCCATCTTTGGCATCTAAGTCATCTATATATGATTTTATAAACTCAATGTCGCCTTCATTTCGAACGGTGATGTTAACAATAGGTCGGTTGTTTTCTTTCATGCTGTGTTGAATATCCTTAGACATATGACCGTCAACAGAACCATTTAAACTCCCTTGCATATCAGAAGTTAGATCACTGTATAGCTCCGGTCTAAATGCATTTTTCAATTCTTTAGACAATGTTGTAACAGCGTTTATAGCACGGTCGCCGTCTTTTGTAATACCTATAGCTAAACCTTGCGAAACATACTGCCCTAATCCTCTGAACACTCTAGATGGCGATTTGATACGCAACACTCTTTTAGCAGCATTTACAGCCGCCTGCGCCACGCTTTTGGCTGCGTTTACTACCCATTGCAAGCCTCGTTTAATACCATTCACCAAACCACGCATTAAATCCATACCAGCATTTAAGAACTTGCCAACAAAACTTCTGACCTTACCTACTGCTCTACTCATACCATTCGCTACTTGACTAACTACACGTACAAAACCACTAATAACATTTTGAACAAACCTAGCCATTGCATTTGCTATTGAAGATACCCACTGACTAGCTTTTGAAATAATATATCCCAATGCTTGTGCCATCTTAGAAGCTATCGTTGTTACTACTCTGCTGAACCAACTTGAAATACTACTCCATATTCTCGAAACAAAGCCGGTTATGGTACTCCATATCTGAGACCAACTTGTGCCGAACAATGATAACGTTCTATCCATAACATCTGTCAAGAATCCAATAATAGAATTCCAAACAGATTGTATATGCTCCCAAATAGTATCGAGTACATTTGAAACAGTTGTTTTGATTGTTTCCCACGCGCCTGAGAGGTCGCCAGTAAGAAATTGAATTAAAGCGGTGAATATCCCTACAATAATTTGAACGGCTACAGATATGATTGTACCTATTGTTTTAAAAGCAATAGTTATCAATGTCCACAGTCCTTGAACTGCGTTCATCACACCGACAACAGCATTTTTAACTAAGTCTCCTAGAACGGACATAAAGATATCACCTAATGTTTCTAGTATCGGTATAATCGGTTGTATAGTTTCTTGAACCTTATTCCACAAATCGGTTAACCAACCTACAATCTTTTCTATAGCTCCAGACACAGCTTCTTTTACACTTTCCCATGCAGTGGTTACGGTTTTTCGGAACCCTTCGTTTGTTTTCCACAAATAAATAAGCCCTGCAACAAAACCAGCAATTACACCCACAACTGCTAAAATGGGCCACGAAATCGATGTAATAGCACCTGCTAGCAACGCAAAACCACCTTGTAAAAGTGGTAGAACAGCTCTAATAAGATTCATAGGATTTAACAAGAACTTAAAAGCACCTCTTAATACATTAAACGCACCACTTAATAACCGGCTGTTTTTAGCGAAATTTTGTATCTTTCTACCGATATCTAGTAATGTTATACCAAATACATTACTTAACACCGCACCTACTGCGATAATAGGTGCCATCATAGCCCAAAACGCACCACCAAGAATTGCGAGAACACCTATAAATTTAGCTACACCTGGATGTGCTTCAAAAAGCTTAGCTATGAAACCTGCTAAAGTTGTAATGAATTCCAACAACTTACTAGCTATTGGTGCCATTGCAGTCCCGAACGCCACCAAAGCTTTTACTATGTTCCCGATTAATTGCATAATCGTCGGTCCGTTATCTTGAACATATTTAATAAAGTCTTTAAAGCCTTGTGATTTACCGACTTCCTCTGACCACTTTTTAAATTTATCCGTCAATTTAACCAACCAATCAAAAATGTTTGAACTGTTTTGACCAAACGCAATCATCAAATTACCAATACCCTTAAAAACATTTCCAAATATCTTACCTATCTTAGGTAAATTTGTTTTAGTATATTCAATAAATGATTTGATAGCGTTTTGTCCTGCGACACTGTTCGCCCAATCTTGGAAGGCTATAGACATGTTTTGTAGACCTTGTGACACAAATTTAAACAACGGCATCATTTGAGTGAATACATTGACTAACCCATCACCAAATCGTCCTGCAGCATTTAACAAGTCGCCAAATACCGCACCGCCTATTCCATTTAATGATTCAAACGCTTTTTTAGCTGTATTAGATGTTTTAACCCATTCTTCAAACTTACGTACATTCGCTTCAACTAACATTGACGCTTCAGACAAGAAGGGTTTCATTTGAGTTAATGCACTTGTAACACCTCTTAAACCCGCTGACATAGCATTGAATATTTTAGATTGATTTTCTTTAACAATACCTTGCCATGTGTCTTTTAATTGATCGCTGGCTTTTCTGAAATCTTGCACCTCTTTTGTAACTGCTAGCGTACCATCTTCCACCATTTTAAGTGCGCTAATTGCCATTGCGCCGAAACCAACTGCTCCAACACCTGCTACAGAAAACGCACCAGCTAAACCTAAAACGCCGCCACCTAACACTCCGACTGCGTTAAGTACTGCCATGATTGCAGGGACTAAACCAGCAATCACTGGTATCAACGCTTGTATACTAGCAATCATCAAGCCTTTAACTTGTTGTGCAAAGATAGTACCAAATGTACGAATGTTAGATGCGATACTATCCATCTTTGATTGATATTCTTCTAGCGCTCTTTTACCAGCAGTCATTGCTATTTGCATTTTGGACATACCTTTTGTATCAAAATTTAACTTGATAGTATGTTTACGCCAACTTGCTAACAACGCTTTTGATTTGGCTATAGTACGCTTTAACGCGCTAGAATCTCCGTCAATTTTCACTTTCTTATTTTTGATGTTCACTAACTCTGATTCGATAAAAGTGATTACTCTTTTAGCTCTGCTAGCATCGGCATCAATATTGACAGTGTGCTCACGCCATCGTTGTGCCATAGATTTAGCACGCGTTAATTCACGTTGGTACGATCTAATATTCGCATTAACTTTTGTTTCAATTTCATTAGGAACCGCTGTCTTGGCTAAACGTTGTGCCTTTCGTACATTGCTTTGAAAGTCTTTGATGATAGCATTTATGCGTGCCATGAAATTTTTATGCATGTTTATCCCCCTCTCTGACTAGTATTTAAACTATTAATAAATCTTCGAGTGCCTCGTTTATGCAGCTCTCTAATACGTTTATTTTTAGCTAATTGACGTTGCTTCATTCGATGATATTCATCTTCCCGACCACTAACGATATAATGTTCCTTTTCTATCTGCTTAGCGAAACGCTTAAGTGATTTACCGGCTTGAGCCACCGCATTGTATTGCGCACCGTGTAAGAGAATTTCACGTTGGTCAATTAATGCTTGCTTAGCACCAATAACCCAATCATTCCATTCAATCGGCATCATACTCATAAGTGTATCGTTATCAACAAAACCTATATATCTACTGGTCATCTGTCTTACTTTTGAATAGTCTAGTAAGGTAGTGAGCCCATGATTTCCTTGTAATTCTCTTTCATCATCTCGATACCATTCTTCACATTTTCTTTCTCTTCTTCTTTCGCCATCGACGGCGCTTTGTTCATTTGCATCCAGTACGCACGTGACTCTTGCTTGAAAAAACCACTGTTATTTAGAACATCTAACGCACCTTGCAATAGTCCTAACGTATCATTTTCTTCTTCAATAACTGCCATAACAGCACTTTCAATATCTTTTCTCTTCGGGGCATTATTTGTCATATACGCCGTTGCACATTCCCAAAAATCAACAATAGATATTGTTTTACACTCGAGTAAGTTATTGTAAAGATTTCTGAATCCTGAAATCTTTTCTTTCGTCCCTTCTTTGTCTGCTTCACTAGCAAATTTTTCTGCTTTAATATCAAACATAAATGTTGCTTTCGCTTGAACTTCTTTACCATCAATTGTTAATGCTGTAATAGGGTTAAATTTTGTTTCAGTCATTTTATATACCTCTTTTATTGTTAATTTTTATATAAATAGAGGGCCTAAGCCCTCATTAATTACATTTCTAAACTGCCAGAGCCCTTTTTAGTACGATCTTCAAAGCTACCTTCATACTCGCCCATATTTTCCCATTCAACAGTAGTTCCTGCCGCGCTAGGATTAAGCCATTCAGGCGGTAAATTATCGACATCGCCGTCAGCGCTGTTAAATTTAACCTTCGCTGTAATCTCAATTGTGTTATCTTCGTCATCAAACGACCATTCATGCTCTTCAATAACTACATAAGCAAACGTTCCGTGATGTTTACCTTCACGTTTTTTGGTTTCCCAAATCCAGATGCGCAACTGTTTAAAATGCTTAACAGACTCTTTTAACGCTAATTGTCCTTTGTCTCCAGGAACAGCATCTACAGTTAATTTAATCTCTTCTTCAACAGAGTTACGGCTATAATCTTTTTTGCCACCTTGAATCATCTCTGCAAGGTCGTTACTGATCGTGTGACCACCCTCAGATAAGCTAGCAAGTAATGTAGCTTCTTCAATAGTTAGCTTTTTGGCTAAATCTTTGTCAGCAATCTGAATAGCAACAATATATTTACTTTGCATTCGTTACACTCCTTTGTAATGTGTTATGTCTGTATTTAAAAAGAAGTCGAATGATACCGTGTTTAGTGTATTGATCTACGTCAATAATCACTTCTTGAGTATCAATCCGACTTCTAATGAATGAATAATGTTCAATTTCTATTTCGCTGTTCAATACAAACCCTAGAAACTGAATAATTTGCGATGCCTCATCTCTATTACGTGTTTGACTATAAACATGTAACGTTATGCCAACATCTTCGACCATGCTTGAGGTCGTTTCTTTGTTAGTGACGTTTGTTTCACCCACAACGATATATGGGTAAACAGCGTCTTTCTGAACGCAATCAAAAACCCTACCGTCCAATTGTTTTTGGATAATAGGGTTACTTTTTAATTTATTATATACTTTGTTAAATAAGTACCGTTCAACTGATACCCACATATCTTAACCACCTTATGAAAAATACTTATTAAAGACTACTCGCCCTGCATCTACAGCTGGCTCCCAAAAAGGTTGCGCTTGTTGTCCGTATGTTGTATACCATTCTCCATCATCACCTTTAAAACTCCACGGAATCTTCGTTGCACGACTACCGCCATGACCAGTAGCATATATACCAGTACCGTATTCAACGTATATTGCATAATCCGCGCCAACGCTTATAACACTGGATAAGCCACCATCAAGATATTTAAAATCGATACTTTCTTGTAAGAAACCCACATCAACTGGAGCTAACGCAACGGCTGTGTTGTATATCTTCGCAGTTGTCTTTGCTATACCTCGTTTGACCCATCGCTCCATGTCTCGCTCGTAGTTTTCTAACTCTTTTACTAAGTCCCAATTACCACACTTAACCTTTGCCAATAGGTCTCACCTTCAATCTAGTTAAATTGATTTCATGTTGTCCGCCTTGGTCGATCGGTTCTCCTACAACTTCGTACGTTTTACCCTCGTAATTAAATAAAGTTTTGTTTGTTATTGGTATGCGGTACGGCGTATATAGGTTTCGGTCGAAGTCTTTGCTCATCTGATGAAATTTGAGTGTCTCACTTGATGTAGGCGTGTCCATAAATCCTTTAATTGTTTCGTTACTTTTAAAACGCTCGTATTCTTTTGGGTATGTTCCTACAACTTCGACCTCTCCAATTTCAATTGTGTGCGGAAACTCATCAAACGAATTAAACATATCGCTTACCCCAACTTAACTTACGATAAGGTAATAAGTATGCATAAGCACTACTAGGTATGTCAGTTACATAGGTGTAACTTACAGTCCCCATCGTGCGCGCTGAAATATTGCCGGTTGTACCAAACTTGATACATTCAGCAATAAACTTCTTCACACCCGACGGCACTGCTTTGTCATCAAACTTTTGATTACAATAATCTTCTGCAACGCTTTTATATTCTTCAATAAGATATTCGATTTGCTCATCGTTAGACGAATCATTGAGCGAAAGTCCATTAATCATTTTGACGTCTTTTGCGTCCATTACTTAACACCCTCTAAAACTTTGATAAGCTCATCTTTTTTCATATCGCTATAACCTTTAATTTCGCGCTTTTTAGCAAGTTCTTTTAATTCTGCTACTTTCATATCAGATAAACTTTTTTGCTCGTCAGCGTTCGCCTCAGACTGTTCTGTCTGCTTTTCTTCAACAAGTTTGATAGCGATTAAATTACGGCGGTTGTTTGTTGTAGATAATTCAGTGAATCGTTCTTCTGACACTTCTAATCCATCACGTGGGTAAACGTCTCCCACTTGATATTCATATCTGTTGTCTTGTGCATCTTCAAAACGTTCAATTACTTTATACATACGTCACTACCTCCTATTACATTTCTAAAGATGCTTGTGGCGCTTTGAAAGTTATCTTAACCACACCTGTTTCATCTTTTAAGTTAACGCCGTAGTGATAATTAGTAGATAAAACGTGTGTACGTTTAAGAATGTCAAAGTCTGTGTATGCTTCTGGTTTCTTTTTATTAACAATTTCCATTGCACCACGACGTTGTAAGAAAGCTGTGTTTTCTGAAATACGTTTAGACTTAACAATGTCTGATACGCCTACAATTTCAGCTAAATCTCCTTTTGAAATTGCACGATCTTGTACATTTCCGCCAACTTTAAATAACGATTTAACCAACTTGTTATAATCTTTAGGGTTAACATGTAACACATAATTTTCTTCGTTCTCAGAATTGAATACTTCAATCGCATCTAAAATACCTGTAGCATCAACAGGAACTGTGGCAGTTTGTTTTGATTTATTTAATTCTGTAATATAGTCAATTTCAACTTTATCAGCTAATGACATTGCTAATTGTCGAGCAGCTTCTTGTAAAGTACCGTTAATATTTGTGATAATAGCCGTTTGAGTTACCTCAACAGCCTTACCAGTTTCTTTAACAGTAACTTTAGTAGTAGTCATGCTCATTTGCGTTGTATCCATTGCAACGCCTTCTTGTAAGTCTTCCGCAGCGCCAATGTACGCATATTTAGGTCGTGTGATTGTGTCACCTGGTTGTCCCACCAATGTGTCATCAGTAACGGCATAAGGAGTAAAGCGGATTGCATTTTCCATTTGTCCACTTACTACATTTGCCAAGACCTCTGGATTAATTAAATTTTCTTTTTTAGTTTGTGTCATTTAGGACTCTCCTTTTTAATTTGATAGTTCACGGTACAAGTCAGGGTCGCTATTCAATAACTCGACTTGTTCTGTGTAAGTCATCTTTTTGAAATCTTCTTTTGTTGGTTTGCCTGTAGGGTTATCCCCTTGTTGTGGGCTATTACCTGTAGGCTTAGACGGCGCAAATAAATAAGGTTTAGACTCTTTGAGTGTTTTAATCTCTTTGTCTAAACCTTTCACAGTGCCGTCATCTCGCAATTCCAGTTCACCTTTATTGATGAATGCTAGAATGTCGTTAGCATCGTTCGCTTCTTTAGCAACTGCTAACTTAACTGCGTTATTAAGTTTTAATTCCTTCATATCAGCTTGATATTGGGCATTTTCTTGTTCGTATTTTTCTAACTTATCCTTAAGTTCTTTGTTATCCCCATCTTTAGCTTTTTGAAGGTCTGTGATTTGTTTGTCACGATTATTCAGTTCTTTATTCGCTTTATCAAGTTGTTGCTGTAAAGATTCCGCCTTTTCAGCCTTATCTTTAAACTCTCTCAACGTGTCATGGTGCTCATCAACGATTTTTTGAACTGTTTCTTCTTCCAAACCTAAACCACGCAAAAATTCTCTTTTCATTTGTATTACTCCTCACATTTTTTATTACGGTGGTCTTATCCACCATTGAGTTTGCACCTTTTAACGCCTTGAGCATGATTTGGGCATAAAAATAAGCCAACACAATTAAGTGTTAGCTATTTCAATTTAAAAGTTTTAATGATATCTAAATCAGCTTGATTCCTTACATTCACTTTTACAACCGGTCTTTCGTTTTGTAATTCGTTAATTTCTTTGTATAGCTCTTTAATACACTATAACCTTTCTATAGCTTCATCAGCATCAACATTTACTTTTATTTTAAAATCCATATCAGTTACCACCTTTTCGCTTATATTTCTCCCACTCACGATAAGTCATGAACGGGATAACTTCATTTTCACCGTCGTCATTACGCGCTCTCATCACAGTGGGTAATTCATCTTCATCAATGTAATAGAGTAACTTGCAACGACAGTTGATGTTTTCTTTCGCACTATTCACACCAACAAACAACTTAGGCGCCTGTCCAACGCAACCGCTCGACTTGAACGGTTCGTCTATTTTCTTCTTAGCACCGTCTAGATGTCTGTGTGTGTCTCTTGTACGTGTATCTTTAGTAGCGTGCCATCGTTTCTTCATCTTCAAACCGTTATCTTTAGCAACCATTGCGCTATCAAGTCCAGCTTGTGACATCGCTCTCCCTGCTTCTGTACGAGCTACACGCAACGATTGAGCTTTAGACATGCCAATATCATCACGGATTGCTTTAGCTATCTTAGCGTAACCCTCTCCGCTCATAATCCCTTGTGTGATATGTAAGCGTATCTTTTTCAGTACTTCATCACGATGCTTCTGCAGTGTCGGTACTAATCGAATGAACTCAATAGGTTGTTCGATAGCTGATGTGATAACTTCTTTGCTAGGAACATCAAACTGCATAGATGTTTGACTTGCCGTCTCATATAAATAAAGGCTCATAAGGAACTTTTCTATATAAGCATCTTCTTGTGACTTCTGAATCATCTTTGCTACTTGCCTATAATCATCAGTCAACATTGTGCCTATACGAGTTAACTCCTTATTGAGCCTGTTATATTTATTAAATTCAGTCCATGTAACATACACATCATCACTTTGATACTTCTCAAACATATCTGCGATGATTTTTAGTATCTCCTTAAGTCGATTGGCAAACAGTACTTCTATTGGCTTTTCTGCCTTAGAAATTAAATTATCGATATACTCATCAATATCATTCTGATTCTTTATTGTTAGATTTTTCTTGTTGTTGGGCACCGTCAGCACCTCCGTCATCTAAATTAGGTAAGTGCTTGTTATACTCTAATTGCTCTTCGTCTAGACGTTCTAATTCAGCTTTTGGATCATCAACCCAAGGATGATGACGCACTAACGTTTCTTTAGATAAGTATTGGGATTGCGCACCAATTTGTGATTGCTCTAAATCATTTACCATTACATTAAAATTGAATGTAATCTCTATTTCTTTAGCATCTAACTTAATTTTGTTGAAATCTAATATAAACTGCATTAACTCTTGTAATGCAACATTAGCTTTATTCTTAAGTTTGTTTGCTTTCAAGTTTAAGTTTGTATATAAAAACTTGAGCGCAATACCACTAGTAGCAGAACCAAATTTATCAGTTTGGAAGTCTACACCTTGACCAAACTCAACGATATAAGCTCTCATCATATCTAGATATTCTTTAGTACTAGCAACCGGCACTTCTACTTGTATAGTTTCTACACCACCATCACTACTTACATTGATAGCTTTATAGTATTTGAGACCTTCCATAAACTCACTTAAGTCTTCGCCCTCGTAACCTCTTAATATATAAATTAATTCAACCGATTCATCGAACATATTTTGCACATCTGATAAACGTTTATCAATCGCATCAATAAACGACTTATACATCCATATATCAGATACTTCTTCAGGATTGTTTTTAAAAGCAATGAAAGGTACTCGTTCCCAACTTCCTGTTGAGAAGTGAGTTTGTATGTGGTCGTTTCCGTAATAAAAATCAGGAATCAAACTACCATTTTCATATACATAATAAGTAACTGTTTCGGCAGTCCAGTATTCAACTTTTGTTTCATCGTTAAACGTAAAGATACGAATAAAAGCATTTAATTGCTCTCGTTCTTTATCAGTCCAAATTGGTATAGCTTGTTCTGCTGGTACTCTGAATAACTTTAATTCTCCATCTTCGTTAATATACACCTGCAACCAATCAATACCTTTATTACTAGCTGCAGTTAAAATATCAATCAACTTATTATCCCAACGGGTATCAAGAATTTGATGAATAACATCTAATACTTTGTCATCATCATGTGCATATGTTACTGGTTTGCTGGCGACGTAACTTACTTTCTGGTCTACTAAGTTTTGATGAAAGTTTGTAGTAATACGCCAGTCAGGCTTGGTGTAATCGATATTGCCGTGCAAATCTTGCTTATATGCTTGATAATTAATGTCGTTATCTTTGTCATAATACTTTTGACCAACATTAATATCTTTTAATTTCTGTTTATGGTTGTTAATCAACCTAATTATCATCTCTTCTTGTGTTTCGACCTTAGGTTTCATCTGTTCAATTACTTCTTCGCCATATGGCTTATCCCACGGCATTCTAATAATGTTAATCACCTACTTTAATATACTTAAACTACTTTGCCTCATATCACGCTCTAATGCGTATCTCGTTGCGTCTATTGCGTGATTGTCTTTATCTTCTAACTTAGGTTTAACATTGCCGTCTTTATCAGTCTGGTAATCGATATTTTCAAATTCCCTAGCAATGTTAGGTGTGCGTCTAGGGTCAATTACAATAGCCTCTAAGTCATCAAGCCATTGTTCCCCGTATTCAACACTATCAGCACCTTTTTTAACAGCTTTCACTTTTTTAATACCGTGTTCTTGTTTTAATTCAGCAATTGACTTAGGTTCAGCACTATCTGCAAATATCTCATCACTTTGATAACCTTTCTTTTTAAGCCAATTAGCAAACTCACGGTTACTTATCTGCACGCCGTAGTGCTCATCCACAGCATAAATGACACGTTTCTTTTTATCATAATGCCAACGTACAAAAGCTAATGGATCAGTAGCATAACCAAAATCGACTGCATTTCTTATATTGTCGAATGCGTCATATTGTCTTTGCGGTATTTCTTCAATTCTTAAATTATTAAACGGCACAACACCACTCCCTATCGCTTCGCCCATATATTCCCATCGATAACGTTGTTCGTTACGCTTTTTAGCACTCTCAGCCTCTTGTATAAACTGTTTTGATATAAACGGGTTATTCAAGTATGTAGAATGATGTACGAATGTGTTATCAGCTTGGAACGAGCTTTCATATTTTTTATTAACCCACGATTGCTTACGTTTAGGTGGGTTGTAACTAAAGAAAAACTTGTAAAATAATCCCTCATCTAATTCTCCACGTAATAATGAGTTGGTAATCGTTGTGACTTCATCTTCTGTTTTGAATTCTGCCAACTCTTCTATCCACGCAATAGAAAAAGGGAACCTACTATCTTTTAACGACTTTAATCGTTCAGGGTTCTGTGCCCCTCTAAAGATGATACGGTTCCCTCTAGGTATATAAGTTATTTCCATTGGCGACACTTTAACTTTGAATAAGTGTGACACCTTTTGTTCTTCAATTGCCCACTTGATTTGCTCAAACACTGATGTAGCTAGTGTGTTATCAGTCTTACGTATAACAACCGCATTCATCGGATAACGCATAATAAGTTGTGTAATGATGATTGAAATATCTGATGACTTACCTGAGCCACGTCCACCCTTTGCAACGACATTAAGTACTTCTTTGTCCTTTGTCACTTTCCATAATGGATGGAAGTGTTTAGGTATCAAGTCAGATAAGTTAATTGATATCGTCATTAAACGTAACAACTCCGTTGACATTCATATCTTGTACATCAGTGAATAACTTGTGATGCTTGCCTAGCAATTCAAGGGCTTTGTTCTGGTCGCTTATCTTCGGTGGTTTCTCAATCAATTCTACATCTTCATCATAGACTAGGTTATGTTTGCCTGTTGTGGGATTGATCTTGTAAGTTCCTTGCTTTGTCACTACCGGTTCAATTTCGACCGTTTCGCCTCTTGCAGTTCTTGTCAGTCGATACAAAACTTCTTTACCACTCATTATTTGCTCGTCAAAAAGTTTTTGCTCGACCCCTTTAATATATTCCTGTATCTTACTATTTCTTACTAACTCGCACCCTGTCACTTCTGCTCTACTCTCTTTATATCCAGCCTTAATAGCTGATTTAGTAGCGTTACCATAACACTCTGTTCCAGGTATCGCATAAGCCTCGACAAATGTTCTTTGACGTTTATTCAGTTCGTTCATTTCATGTACCACCCACTTTGTGTTAATTACTCTAGTTATTTTAAATATAAAAATGCCCCTACATCTTGTGCAGGAGCTACGTTCAATAAATGTGAAAGGAGGAAAATAGTTATGACTCAAATTGCAAGAATTAAACTACCCACCATATAGGCAGGTAGTAAGTGATTAATAGCGTAACATATCAATTTTACATGTTTGTCACTTCTCAATCACATCGATGAGAACATCTGTTGTGGCTATTACCCCACGTCTTAAGATAATTCTTACAAATCAATTATATAAAATTAATTCACAGTTTAAAAATAGTGTCATTTTCGTCATTTCTGTCATTTTTGTCATTTTTGTCACTGTAGTAGATAAATCTTTTCTGCTAATTCATCACGGCGTGCTAGGAAGTTGTTTCTGTTCAATTTGGAGTTAGGCATCTTCTTGATAATTGCATCCCTGTTATAACCTTTCTTCAATAACTCTAAGAAGCAAAAGTCAACGTGTCCTAATTTCTGTTGTGATTGATTTATAAACTCAACCTCTTTTAACATCTGCGCATACCTTTTATTTGCTCTCTCAAGTCTCACAACAACATCTTCAACTTTACTTGAGTTTTCCCCTTGTGGTTTCGGTAACGTCGCTTGTATGCCATACTGTGCGATTGAATTGCTATCATATTCCGGTATTACATCAGCTAATACATTACACTTCATTTTATGTGTGCCTATCATATTAACGATTGACTCTTTGCTATACATCTACTCTGACACCTCCGCCCTCATCAAATCAGACTGATCGCTCAACTTTGCGAAGTCACTCGGCGCCTCTACATCATCATTAGCCGTCATCATAATATATACCTGCTCCGTTACATACTTACCTAACTCATACATCGTTAGTAAGAATAATAGTCTTAATATTTGTTTAGTCATCGTCTGCCTCCTCAACATTAATCCCAACTATATAACCTTTGTTCAATACAAGTTCTCTG